CCCTTCAGCTTCAGCTGCATATCGCGTTCCCCTGCCAACCGGCCGCGATGTAGGCCGGCTCCAGCAGAATCAGGATACGGCGGGGGTAGTTGATGTTTTCCTTGTGCGCAGCCGTGCCGCGGGCGCGAAACCTCTCAACGCTGCGCCAGTCGTTGGCATCACCACGCCCTGCCACCGTGAGCCCACGCTCTCGCAACAGCCACAGCTCGCCGCCGTTGTAACCGCGCAAGGCGAAATTCCAGCGGGTGCATTCGGACATGCGCGTCCAGCCGATGGGCTGGATGCGGTCGAGCAGCCACTTGTCGTAGATCGCTGCGGCGAGAATCGCTTGTTGCGCATCCCAGGGATCAAACCGGCCGAGCTTGTCGGGGAACAGCTGCGCGATCCACTTGGCAGTCGCCGGCATGAATTGCGCCACGCCCTGGGCGCCCACCGGCGACGTGGCTCTGGGGCGCCAGCCGCTCTCCTGGTGCAGCTGCGCGGCGAGGCGCGCTGGCGAGGCGTTGACGCCCCACACGTCCGCGACAGCCTGCTCGACGCGATGCCGGTACAGCGCACTGGCTTCCGGAATGGCGACCCGCGATTGCGCCTGCGCCGGCAACGCGGCCAGCACCAAGATCAGAACCGCGGCTAATAGGACGAAGGCGGCCAGGACCAGCCGCACGCCAATGAACTCCATCCGGCGCTTCATCCGATCAATCCCGCGCCGATGATGCTCGCCGCAATCAGGGTCGCGCGCCGCGTCTGCGACATGGTCTTCTCGATGCCGTCGAGGTAGCGCGGATCGCTGCCGCGGAAGAAGGCCAGGTCGAAGCCGTAGCCCAGCGATGCAGCACCGGCCACTTTCGACATGAACCACAGGTAGGCGCCCAGCTTCGCCGGGTTGATCAGCAGCACCAGCGCGAGCAGCAGCAGCGAGATCGCTAGCCACAGCCACACGAAGCCGATGGAATCAAACATGCCGGCGATCACGCCAGCCTGCCGCTTGAGTCGGTCGATCAGTTTCTCTTCCACGCGCACTCTCCCGAAAAAGAGCCGGCAGCAGCCAGGGAAGGAGCCGCCGCCGGCAGGAATGCGGGGAGTGGGTATCGTTGGCCTTGGTTCCAGGCTATTTAAAGCCTACTAATCCCCCCGCGCTCTCACGATGCGCGTGTACGAGAACTTAGTGAGATTCATTGGGTATTAGTTATGGCCAACCAGGTAGATTCACACGGTTGGCAACGACAGGTGGATTCGTTCTGCACTAGTTCTGACGTTATAGAAGCTTTCCCTGGAGTTTTTCTCGATGCAGAGCGCGCTGCTGGGCGACAATGGCGTATGCCCTTACTTCGCTAACATCCAGATAACATGCGATCTCGCCGATGTTGTTTCCCTTCCACATCCGCCAAGCCCTCGCATGCTTGAGAGCGGTGCGCAGGCGGTCGCCGCGGGGAATGTAGACCAGCTTTCCGCCGATGAAGTCTCCGACAGCCAGCACGGTGGCAATGGCCAGTTCAGCCGCCTCGTTTGCCGGCAGGCCTGATTTCAGCAGTGCCGCCTCGGCCACGGTGACCAGCTCGGCCAGCAGTGGCGGCCACTTATCGCCGCTTGGGTCGAGGATCTCCTGCTCCACCAGTGATTCAGGTGTCGTGCTCATTCCTGGCAGCTCGTTTTGATCGCTCATTTGCTCGCTCCGTACTTCGTACACGCCTTTGCACGTTCTTCTTCGGCTTGCTCGGGCGTAAAGGCGCCATAGCCTTCCTGCTGCCTAATCCATGCCAGCTGACGCTCCAGCGGCGTCTCCTTCGGCTGCGCCGGCGGGGCGCTGCCCAAGTGACGCCCAGCGCGTGCGCTCTCTTCGCGCTGGCGTTCCGACGCCGCGTCCGCCTTGTCGGCCAAGCCGAACACGACAGCGCGCAGGTAGTTGTGGTTCTCCAGCGGCAGCGTCAGCGAGGCGCGCTGCGCGAGCATCTGCTCGATACCGTTGGCCCACATCGCCGGCGACGCCGGGCGGCGCACGCCGTTGCGCTCGTCGCGGCACACGCTGCCGGCATTGATCAGGCTGGCCAGCTCCTGCACCAGCTTCACCGCACGCGGCAGTCGAAGGGCGTTCTTCCCCGGTTTGAATAGGCCCAGATAGGCGATCACGGCGCGGCCCAGCTCCGGCTGCATGTCGGCCAGCAGCGCGGCCAAGCGCTTGCCATCGTCCTCCACGAAGAAGGCCGAAAGATGCGCCTGGGCGCCGCAATCGGGACAAGTGGCGCGCATCAGGTTTCGCCCCTGTTGCAGATCGGGCACGGCTCGCCACGCTTTACGTCGGTGGCATTGGCACAGATCAACCAATCGGTTTCGTGGCCGCACTTGCGGCAGGCGAACGTGGCGATCAGCTCGGAGGCGGCGCCAGTACCCACGTCGATGAAGCGCATCATCACACGCGGCTTGGCGCGTGGCGGCTTGGTGCCAGGGAACAGATCAGCGCGCATTAGAGAGGCTTCCTCACGTCCAGCGTTGTACCTGGCTGCTGCTTGAGCCGGCGCACCTGTGCCGACAGACGCTTGCGCTCCTTTTCCAAGTCGGCGATCTGCTGGCGCTTCTCGACCAGCAGCTGCGCCAGGTGGCGAGCTTCATCCCAACCGCGGCGAATGGCAAAGGCTTCCTTCAGCAAGTAGTCGAACGGATCGAGTGTGCGGCCGCATCCGGCGCAGACGATGTTCCGGTCGTGCTCGACCAGCGTGATGCGCGCGTGCTGGCAATAGCCCGCGCGGCGCTCGATGCTGACCGGACACTCCGGGAGCTCGCGCGACGGGAAAGCGTGGATGACCTTGTCGTCGCTCATCAGTGCAGGCGCTCCTGAGCGCGGACGACCTTGTAGCCGCAGTTGTTCAACGCGGCGACGGCGAAGTTGTAGTCGATGTTCATGTTGACCGGGCGGCGGCGGCGGATCGCCAGCGTGCGCTGGAAGCGAATCCCAACGCGGCGGCCGTAGCCATAGCCGAACGCGGCGCCGACAACACCGCCAGCAACGATGCAGGCGAGTGCGCCGAGAAAATCAAGCAGTTGCATCACTTCCCCTTCCGGTTGGCGTCGATCTGCAGTGCGCTGACCAGACTGTGCAGCTGGTCCTCGCGTAGCCACTCGACACGTTTCACGTTGAACATGCGCTCGCCTAGCTTGTGGGCGTAGCTCCACGGACGGCGCTGGTCAGTTAGCAGCGCCCGCACCTTGCGTAGCAGTGGCACGGCGTCGCAGTTCTTCGGCTCGCCCGGCCAACGCTTGCGCTGCTGGACCTTGCGTTCCTCCTTGAAGCCCAGGCGCACGAACTCCCGGATGACGGCATTGCGCTGTGAGAGGGTCATGTCGGCCGAGGATGCGTGCCCGCCGACGCGCAGCAGCAGGCTGCGATAAGTCTCGTCGTCGAGGCCGAGCTGCTTCTTGGCCACGTGTATGCGGGCCAGCTGCTGACGGCGTTGAGCACAGGGACGCGGCATATGTCAGGGCTCCCGGACGGTGTTGAACTGCACGCCGCGCGACCCAGTAGCGCACCAGCGAAGCCACGCTGCAAGCGCGTCGCCCTTTTCTTCCTCCGTCTCTGCTTCCGGCACGCCCGGCACCAACAGCGCGCCGGCGCTGGCGCCTTTGCCATGCCGTGCCACTACGTCAATTGCCTTCTGCAGCTGGACCTTCGGCCCGTGCGCCACTTCGATGGCGCCCTCGGGAACCCGTCGCCCGAACTCGATCAGCCCGCTCGCCCAGCAATACGTAATCATTGGGATACCTCCACGTACTGACCGGCCGGACGAACCGCCAGCGCGAAACTGTCGTTGACGGCGTCGGTGACGCTGACGTCGACGTCGCCGCTGAAGAGGTTGACCCACCAAGCGGTGCTGACCGGAGCCCAGGCAGCCGGCGTTGCCGTGATGTGCCCGCGGGGCTTGATGCCAGGGAACAGGTTTGGATCGACCGCAGGATTGAAGCGCGACAGGTCGAGGATCGATTCGGCTTCCTCGCGCGTGGCCAGCTTCCAGCTGCCGCCGAGGACATCGAGGTGGACGAGAGCGGTCAGCAGCTTGGCCAGCGGCGCCGCCTTGCCGTTGACGCCGATGGAGTGCGGATGGATCAGCAGGTTCCGCGTGGTGTCCAGGACGGCGACGTGGTCGGTGCGGGGATCGCTCGCCGGCACCTGCGAGCCGTCTGCGAGCACCTTGAGGTACTTCGTGGATTCGTTCATGGGATGACCTTGGATGGGGTTGGATCGGCATTCACAGCTGCACGATGCTCCAGACGGTGCCGACGCCATCTACAGCCTTACCCTCGTAGCGGTAGTCGAAGCCCGGCTTGAATCCAAGTACGCGAGCGAGGTTGCGCACGGCCATCGAGGACGTGATGGCGGCTCCGATCGCACGCTTGTCGCGCGCAGTGCGCGGGAATTCGAGGCGAGCCTCGAACCCTGTTCCCGCAAGCAGCACGCGTGCCACCAGCTCGCGCCGTTTCACGCCTGAACTTCCTCAATCTCGCTGGAGAAAGGCTTGATCACGAAATCCTCGCCCTGGCGCAGGACGATGCCTTTCACGTTAGCCACCGCATCCGGGTCGGCGAGGATCGCGTTCTTGTCGATCTCTTCCTTCACGCGGATGAAGCGGTCCAGGCCCAGCTTCTTTAGCGCAGCGATGACGATGCCTTCGCCGGTGACGCGCACGCTCGGCGGGCGGGTGCGCCAGCTGAACTCACCGGCGGCCAAGCGCACGGTCTTGGTCTTGCCGTCGCGAGTTAGACCCTCTCGGTTCGCTTCGGCCCATATCTGCACGCCCTTGCCGAAGTCCTTGATGACCGCCGCGTGTGGCGCCGCTTCCTCCTCGAAGCGCGCTTTGACTTTCGCCAGTTCCTCGTTCATGGCAGTAGTGATGGCCTCGCGCTTGCGCTGCGCGAGGCCGATCTCGGCGATGGCGGCGTTGACTTCGTCCCTGGTCCGGAAGACGACGCCAGCGGCTTCGGTCTTGATGCGGGTGGTGGATTTCTTGCTCATGGTTCAGTC